TCTTTCATCAACAATAGTTTGTAATCTAGGTTTATTCTTATCAAATAACCCCTTAATTAAATCATAAGCTACCTTATTTCTACCAGCAGACCAAGCTAATCCTATTAATCTAACACATTCTTGCACCGTGGAACCTACATTATGTGCATTTTTATAAATCTTAGGAATAATATCTTTATGATCCCGATATGTAAATATAGAATCACCTTCTAATATGAAATAATTTTTTAAAAAATTACATTCCAATGACAATGGTTCATCATTTTTATCCAATTTAGTAAAATACTTTTTACTTTTAAAATCATCTTTAAATTTCATTCTATAAGCATACTTTACAATAATACCAAATTGTTCATCATTTAATTGCAAAATTTCCCTAACTGATTTCAACAAAGCCATTATCAAATCATCACCATATGTAACCCACATCAAAGCTGAACCTAATTTAATATCAAAATTCAAAAATTTACTGTAATAAATATAATCAGTTAAAAATTCAACTCTAGTTGCCTTCATATTGTTTATTTCACTATTACCATATGCCGTTAAATAAGTTCCACTAGGCATTGTACCCAAAAACAATAATAAAGGACAATTTTTATCCTTGGTCACTGATAATAAATTTCCAACATACCAAGTTGCAAAATAGCAAAATAATGTATAAACAAAACAAGCTTGATTAATTCCAGTTTGCAACAAATATTTCCAATCTATTTTTAAAAACATCTTAAATACAACAGATAACATGTCATGTTTTGTAACAGATTTATCCCATTCAACAACATCAGCAGCAAACCAATCAAACAATTCTGCCAACTGTTCCTTTGTGAAATTTTCAGTTTCCTTTTCAAACATTTTTAAATTAGTTTTCTTAAACATTGTTCGAAATATTTGTTCTGGACCTCCATGGAAATTTGAAACACCAATACCATTACTATCCATCTGTGTTTTTTTGGAATTTTCTAATATTTCATTAAACAACAAATAACAAATACAGAACATTATAACACTATCATTAATAATAGACCTAGGCAACTTAGGAGTTGGTATGCCATTTATTATTTTCATATTTTTAATTTCATTTTTAATAAACACAGTTTTAATATTAGGAGGTAAAACTTGTGAATAATTCTTAATAGTAGGATCTTTTAACATTTTTTCTGCAATCAAATCTCTTAAAGTAATCAATAGCTCAGCTGTTACAGTACTAGCATCTTTTTTATCTGAATGATGAAACTGCTTAAAATATTCAGTTGATAAAGCAGTTGATTTCATAAAAGTTTGTTTATGAATAGATTCATCATCTACTGCAATTTTAACACCTTCCAATGGAGTATCTTGCACACATCTGACAAAACAAGCTGCTATATTCATTTCTTCTTGTGTAGGTGGTTGCTCAATTGATTTTTGTTTTAACATCATTAAAAATTTCCTCTCTTCTTCTTCATAATCCATTTCTTTTTCTTTTAATGGCAGTTGCAAATTTTCAATGAGTTTATCTGCAGTACAGTATTGTTTTTCAACAGAATTATAACATAAGTCAACCATAGGTTTGAACCTATCTGGAACAGGATAATTATCTCTATTCCTCTGGACAAATGGATCAATATGTGGAATACCAGGTACAACTAAATTGCTACCTGCATTTCCACCATGTAAATTAACCAACATAAAATCATCAGTTTTAATTCCATCAAAAGCATCAATAAAAGTATTAATAGGAGTAGTTGAAACCATATAGCTATAACCTTGATAAACCTGTGGTTTTGTGTTTTTAAAAATTTGTTCTAAACACTCTACAATTGCCAATTCAGGACTATAATGAACACCCCTAATATAATTGGTAATTTTTGACTTACCAAAAGAAACTGTTGCTGTGAATTTATTACCAAGTCTGGCTATATGCTTAATTTTAACTAAAATAAGAGTAGACACCAAATGAGGAAAATATTTAATTATGAAATTATAAGCGCGCTTCTTATTGACACGATCCGTTAGAAACACAAAGAATACCTACAATTAAAATTGTAAGCAGA